ACCAAAGCTCAACAGCGCGGGCAACAAGCGGGGGATGTCTCTGCAATCTAGGAAAAACCTTGCAAAGGGGCATAAACCCAATAAGCGTGCATCTGTAGAGTTTTCTATTACAGCAGCTCTCAAAAACATGGCCAATGAGTCATGCCCTGAACGCTGGCTGGAGCCTGAGGATTATGGGAAAGGTTTAACCTGGCGACAGGCAGTAGCTAAGCGCATATGGCTTGAAGCAGTCAAGGGCAATGCTCGAGTATATCCAGAGCTCCTGGACAGGTTGGAAGGCAAGGTTACACAAACGATAGGCGGGGAAGGTGGCGGGCCTGTTGTCTTGAGGATAGTTGATGACGACTGACACCTTAGAACGAGAATATATTGTCCATCGTCGAAGTGTCAAACGACATCCGCACCAGGGGAATATAGTCAACAGCACGGCAAAGCGAAAGATAGTGCGGGCTGGGAGACGTGGGGGGAAGACTGTCATTGCTGCCAGGATGTGTGTGGAGAAATTTCTGGCAGGGTTGCGCCCTTTGTATGCGGCGCCGACCAGTGATCAGTTAGATACATGGTGGTATGAGGTTAAAAACTCCCTGGCTGAACCCATAGCAGCGGGCGTCTTTAAGAAAAACGAGACTGAACACTCCATCGAACGAGAAGGCACAAAGAACCGCATCAAAGGTAAGACAGCCTGGAACGCCGATACCTTGCGGGGAGATTACTCGGATTTCCTAGTCCTAGATGAGTACCAGTTGATGAACGAAGACACATGGGAAGTCGTTGGAGCTCCTATGTTGCTGGATAACAACGGCGATGCTATGTTTATCTATACTCCTCCTTCTCTACGCTCTGCTGGAGTATCTAAAGCTCGGGACCCGCGCCATGCTGCTAAGATGTTTAAGAAGGCAACCGAGGACACAACTGGCAGGTGGGAAGCCTTCCACTTCAGTTCTCACGATAACCCCTACATCAGCGAGGAAGCACTAGGGGCGATAATACAGGATATGTCAAAGACTTCCTATCGCCAGGAGATTCTAGCCGAGGATGACGAGCTGCAAACAACGCAGTTAGTCTATGGGAAGTTCAACGAGAGTATATGCAAGATCCCGAGGTTTAGTGTACCCACAAGCTGGCATTGGTTTGTAGGCCATGACTTCGGCGGCGCCAACCCTGCTGCCCTCTTTATAGCTCAAGACCCTGCTACTGGCTACTTCCATGCCTGCCATGAGTATCTCCCAGGGCCAGGACGGTCAACAGCACAGCACGTCGAGGAGTTTAAGAAGATCGTCACTCTACCCGGAGAGGAGGAGAAGGAGATCCCGAAGACTTATCATATCATCAAGCGGGCTGGGGGTAGTCATCAAGAGGATGAGATAAGGCAAGGCTATAGTGCCCACGGCTGGCCTATACAGGAGCCAAAGATTCATAGAGTATTGCCCCAGGTTGATAAGGTCATTGCCCTAATGGAGCTCAACAAGTTCTTTATCTTCGATGACCTGTATCACTACCTCGAGGAGATTATGAATTGCCTGTGGAAGCGTGACACTCAAGGGGTGATAACCAATCTGATCCAGGATGAGCAAAACTACCATCTCTGTGCTTGTGCCAGGTATATCCTTTCTGACTTCACGCCAGAAACTGCTATAGTAACAGGGAAACCAATCACTGTTGTTTCGAGGAGGTAACTATGGATTATCTAGCAGCTGTCAAGGACCAGAAGACGGCATTCGCGGACCTGCATGGCCGTATGGATACCGACAAGGATTTAGTGTACCTATCCAAATATACGTTAACCGATGTTAACGACAAGCAAATCCCTCATGCTGTCTCTGTCACTCTGAATGACCCAGCGGTATTTGCTGCGAATGTGGAGTCGTCCCTGAATGATGCTACGGAGCAAGTGACTGTAGAGTCCGATGATAAGAACCTGGACACGGCCTACATCGAGGACGTGGTCAAGGCATCGTTTAACGCTGCTAACTTGCGACTGATAAAGCAAGGCAGATTTGCTCTTAATCCTTTTCTGGATCAGCAAATGTGTCGCCGGGGAAGGGGCGCTGCCAGGTGTCTTTTCAGGATGGAGAAGGACGAGCTCGTCACTGATATTGTGCCCTGGGA